GTGCCGGTTTCGAACTCTTCTTTTATCATTCGCCAAAATTTTCCTTTGGAAATGCTTCTTGAATTAGGTCTTTTTTCAGATTTGTGAAAGGTAGCTCACGGTTCTCGACAATGAACACTAAAAGCTCCGCATCCTGCGGATGTATAGTTTCTAGGACTGTCTGGAAAAGTTCGTCACGCTTCTTCTGTGCAAGATTGGGGTAGGGTCCAGTCTTAATGAAACGAGGAAGCTTTCTCGTCTCCGCACGTAGCCGATGATACATTGACGACTCATTGTCATCACATGGTTTGTATTTCGGAAGTTCTTTTGGATTGACGACCCACTCTAATTGTGAGTTGAAAACAAGATGGAGGAACAAGAGAATATGTTCATTCTCTTTTTTCATCCTCTGGAATGCGCTGATCTTCTCTTTTCGGCTTCGAATTTTGGAGATTGTTTCGAACTCTTCGAATAATGTCTTTTTCATGGTTTTCCTTTTCTTAGAATTCTTCGAGCGATTCCACCAATTTTCGTAGTCGGTATTGGTTGAAATAGTTGAAAATCTTTTGTCGATTTGACTTTTTGGTGTCAAGAGATAGCTTATAGCATTCCTTAATTTTGTCTGAAATTTCATCTGGAATCCTATCAAAATCGATCATGTTTAGGTTTCTTTCGATCTTGTCCTTCTCCGCAAAGGTTTCGTAATCGCTCTTTAGGTAATTAGGTAGTTTGGCTTTCATGATGGATTTTTGACGCTTACCTTTGATAGTGAAAACGTCGTCATCAGAAAGAATGTTGGGAACGTCATCGATGCGATCTCCGCAAATGATCATTTCCTTGAGATAGAGAGAAGCGTCATCGATCTTGACTTCTTCATTCTTGATTGGTCGATAGACGACAAGGTTGGGATATTTCTTGAGTTGCCCGAAATCCTTGTCGTTTGAGACGACCACGACACGTTCTAGAAGGGCGTTCTCTTTGGCTAGAACGGCCACACAATCGTCTCCCTCCGCGCGAGGCACTTTGATGACATGATATGGCATATGTTCGGAAATTTCTGCCTTGAGAATTTCCATGTTGTCATAGAACTTTTTCCAGTCGAAGGTTGACTCTGGTTTGTTGAGACGACGTACCTTGTAATATGGAAAAACGTCCTTACGCCATGTGTTTGCAGCATCGCAGCAAAGGAACATTTTGCCATCTTGAGAATAGCGGCGGCGATATGACAGGAGAGAAGTTAGGATAAGGTGGCGAAGAAAGTCTAGCTCCGTCGCTTCGTTTTCATCCTTAAAACCATATTGGCCGCCGATCGTAGCAAGAACGGCGGCAACTGAAATGTTATTGAAATCCACTAAAATCAAGATGTTATTCCTTGTTTGCGGGAGGGTCTTTCTTCTTCCTACCGGGTTTCTTGGGCTTCGTTGGCGGTGGCGTCTCTACGTCTGGATGTAAAATCGGTTCCGTTTGGAAGTCTGGTTCGACACTCATTGTATCAGCAGACAGAATTTCGTCAATGATTTCGGAGAATGGATGATAAGAATTATGGTTATTCAGAATGATTGAATTAATGAATTCCTTGATCACCATAAACTTCATAATGTCTTTTTCGTCAACCACGTTTTGGTTGCGAAGAGAGCCATAAAGTTGCGCGGTGTAATGGCTCGCAATACCATCAATCTCTTCAGGGTCCATTTGTTCTTGTTTGGACGCATATCGTTGTAGTTTGGGATAGATCAAAACTTTATTCGTTTCAGGCAATATTTTATCCTTCATGTTGGTATGAAAGAGGGGAAGTTACTCCCCTCAAATTTCCTTGATAATGCGGCAATACTTATTGACCACGGCAGTAGAGATATCGAATTCCTTTCCTTCTGCCTTCTTCAAAATATTGAGCATTTCATCGTATGTCTTGACACTATTCAAAGAAGCTTCAACCTTACTTAGATTGTCTACTCGCTTCGCATAAGACATCTTCACATTATAATTCTGATACTTCTTTCCGACCATTTCGAGAGACTTGGAAGAACCAGAGTTCAGAATTTTAATATCGTTGTTATTGTCGTTCACGATGACCACGATCTTAGCGGCCTTGGCACTATTCTTAGGAGTGCTGGTTTGCTTAGCATCGCTTCGAGTCTTACGCTTTGAACAAGACTTCGTAAATTCCACGATGGAAGTAAGTCGAGCGATCATTTCCTTGATTTGCTTCTTCGTGAACTTCGAATAGGCTTCCTTGAGTTGGCTATCGGTAGTGATCGAATTCAACTCGTTAAGGATAGGAGCATAGAAAGCGGCAATTCGCGAGAACGTCAGCTTGTTAGGATTGAAAGAAGAAATTCGAGAGACGATCTTATCCCCCGTCACTTCCTTGTCTAGTAGCTCTTCGATCTCGGCGATGACAATGCTACTTTCACTTTCACGAAAAGAAGTCTTTGCCTTCTTGCCTGTCACGGAAGCCTTATTAGGAAGCTTAGCGATTTCCTTTTCGATCCACCCATCATATTCGGAAGGAAGCGAGACATCGATAGAAACAAGACGGGCGATCCAACCAAGAGTCACTGACATCTTCTCTAGGTCTTTACCTTCGATCTCTTCTTCGTCGGCGTATTCGATGAGGAAGTCGATAGCATCTTGCTTCGTGTATTCCTCATTGTAGAAGTTGAATGCTGAAATCAGTTCCATCTTATTCAGGGTGGAACCAGCTTCAACTTCCTTGCCAATGTGCTTGGACATTGCAGAATTTTTCATAGTAAGGACTCCAAAAGGATTTTCCATTCTTGGGACTTTCGGCCCCAATCAAACTTCACATTAGCAATGTTTGAAACGTCTGTAAAGCTTGATTTTGTTTCCCGGCACTGGATAATTGCATGTTCGAGAACCGACACGAATGTTCGAATATGGGCGTGTGGGTCTTCATCGTATCGATACATGTATCTTTGGTCAAGGAGAGTTTCAGGTAATGCTCCCAAATCAGAAGCTACCACTAGACAGTTTGCCGCCATAGCCTCCATTGCAGCGATACAAGAAGTTTCCGGCCATATCGAAGGATATGCGAAAATATGGGCTCTTGATAAGTAATCTCTGACGATTGCGTTTGGTTGCGTTCCATGATATGTAATCTGTGGATTGTTTCGGCATACTTCGAAAACTTTTTCATATGGCTCGTTTCTTTTAGGCCAGCCGTAGATATCGAAATTTGAAAAAACATCTAAATGAATATCTGAATATTTTTTAGCCAAATATTCAAAAGTTGGGACCAAAAGTTCAAGTCCTCTATGAGGCGTCGTGTGATATATTAAATTGATACGATCGGTTGGTTTATTAATCGAATTGAACGGCTGAATTGCATTTTCGATAACCACACTTTTCGAATACGGTATTTTGTATTCCATGTGGTATGTCAAGAACTGCGAGTAGGTAACGAAAACGAATTTTTCATATAGATCATGATTTTCTGGATTTTTTAAATGAATATTCTCTGGATCATCGTATGTGTCATGGACCCAAAGAATTTTTTTCTTATTTGGGTCCAATTCTCGAACCCTTGAACATATAATTTGAAATTTATTCAAAAGTTCTTTAGGTAAAGAGGAAATGAGACGTTCATACATCATTTCCGTCCCACCTTTAGCCAATTCGTATGTTCCTGTCTTACTGCAAGGGGAAAACTCGAATTGTTCTTCTATCATTGAATAATGACATTACCGGCTTTATTGATGAAAAGACGATCATCGTCTTCTAGCTGTTGAAGCTCGGTCGCTCCACCGACGTAAACACCGGAAATAAAAATTTGCGGTAATGTCTTGATATGTGGAAGAAGGTTTAGTAATTCTTCTCTATCTGAATCAGATTGAATTTTCTTTTCCTCATAGGCAATACCTCTTCGGTTCATCACGGCTTTTGCTTGCACGCAAAATTTGCAATTGTCTTTCGTGTAGATTACTGATTTTTCCATTTGTGGGTCTCCAATTTTAGTTAGTTATATATTACACCATAGAACGTAAAAAGGGAAGCCGAAGCTTCCCTTTATTTTACTGTGCTAGAAAAAGTACCAGAAACAAGAGCCCATATCCGAAAAACGCATTGACTAAAGCGAACTTTAGAAAATTTAGATTGTCTTCTATGAGAAAATCATAATACTCTTTGTATAGCGCAATGTGTTCATCTTTAAAATATTCAAGCATTGCTGTTCCTTAGTTTAGAACTGTGCTACCTCTTAGAACGTTATATTGATCTTCAAGGTCTTCCTTGTTAGGCCAATCGTTGTAGGCTGCAATAACGTCTTTGTCAATTGACTTACGGTTATTGAGGTTAAGAAGAGAAAGGAATAGAACGATAGCAGGATCGCCCACTTCTTCGTAATGCTCTTTAACGAAAGCTGGTGTTCCGCGAGGAAAGTCCTTAGCTTCGTTTTGAACCTTGGATTCATCTACAGTTGCTTGACGCTCTGTAACTGGATTAGTATTCTTAATTCCCGTTTTGACAGCTTTTGCTGCGTCACCATCTTGTAGTTCTCTTTTTACTTTTGTGATTGGTTCCTGACGTGTATTGTCGCCATTAATGTTTACGTCTTGACCTTCGCGGTTGACTTCAACATTTGGGTTTCCGTCTGCATTTGACTTATGCTCTGGAACTGTGAAACCCTTTGTTGTGTTCTTTTCGTCTGCCATTTATTTTTCCCTTTCTAGGAGTTTGTTAATTACTTCTTTCGGACTATCTGAATTACCTAACACGATATCCTGTAGTTTTGCGCCCTCGATTGGTTTAAAGGAAACGCCCATCTTAAGCCAATCAAATTCTTTTGGAAAATGAAAATCAATCATTCTTTTGATATCTCTATCAGCCAAAGGACCGATTTCAATTACGTCATCAAATCTACCTTTTCTAACCAATGCAGGATCGATTTTTTCGATATGGTTAGTCGTGGCAATCAAGATAAAATCTTCAGGAGCATTCAAGCCATCTATTGAGTTTAAAACGTCTGTGAAACTAATTGGTTCCAAACGATTTGATTCTTTTTCATCTTCTCGATTATGAGAAATGTTATCAGCATCAATATCTTCTAGTAGACCTAAAAACTTATCTTCCCTAGTATTTAGATTATACGAATACTCTCCGTCTTCAAAATCTTCCTCAAAATCAGAGGAGTAGCTAGAATAAGACGAAATGTTCCTAGCAATCCCTTTTAGACTCTTAAAATCCATGTAGACAAGATTTCTCTTGGAGTAACCAGCAATATATTTTGCGAGAGTGGTCTTTCCAGTTCCGGGTAGACCGTGAAGAATGATGGCGTATTTGTAAGGAATGCCCTTCTCTTCGTACCATTTCCGATTTTGTTGAAAAAAATCAATTCTTTTTTCGATATAGTCCATGATGTCGGACGACACGAAAATACTGTCTCTGGTGCGAATGGGAATGTTCTTAAAATGCTCTAGATTGTATTCACCGGATTTGTAGATACCGACGTGATTAAAATTCTTCTTCTTGTGATTGGAAATGTATTTTGTGAATAAGTTTTCGATCTTCTTTTTATTCGGGGAGAAAAAAGTTAGAGTGATCGATTGTTTAAAGTTTTTCGCGTCAGAATCCTTCTCCACCCTTGACACAGAAACAAGTTTACCCATAAAACGGGAAAGGGAACGATTATATCCGATAGTTACGTTTTTCCCGTCCAGCATTAGATTTCGGGAAAACATGCTAATAGCATTGGAGTTAAGATCGCGGGTAATCGGAACGAAGAATTCGTTATCATTGTTGATAACAACTGTCACGGTCATTCGACTTTTGATTGCATGATAGATGTTCATTGGGACGTTTCTTAGAAGATACAGTCCCACTGTCGTTAGAACACCGAAGATAGCTGCGGTCAAAAAGTCGTTATTGAAGATTTGTGTGTTCAACCAAGCATCAAAATTGGTTACGAACTGTGCATATAGATGATCATAAAACGACATATTATTCCTATTCTAAATTTCAAATTTCGTAGACAACGAACTCCACGTAGTTGTTCCAAACTTTTTCTAGGTCTTCTAGGATAGCTTCGATGATTTCCCAATCACCACCGCCTAGGCCAGCACCAATCTTTGGAATTGCAATACCAAGAATTGAAGTGTCGCCTTTATTCTGTTTCGCGACCATCGAGTCTTTAATGATGTTATCGAAACCAACTGCAATCGAAGCGTAATTGACCTGTCGAATTGAAGTTCCGTAATTTTCCTGTGTAATCAGGTTGACGACAATTTTCTTTTCATCGGTAAGATAAGAAGAGTATGTCCCTAGGGCCAACCCATAGGCTTCTTGGAAAGTCTTATATTCCTTGAAGGCACCCGGCCACTTATTACGAATAGCTGCTGCTACGCCAGCCCCCATGACACCTTGTCCATTACAACCATGGACAATTAGTGTCTCTTGAGCTTCTAGAAGATTACCTTTTACATATTTCAAAATTGGTCTCCATTAAAAGGGATTTTATTCATGTGTTCGATGACTTCATCCACCGAAAGAGGTCTATCATATCCATTATCGTATCCTACGTCAAGACACCTTCCTGACATTGGAGGAGAATTTCCATGGACATGTCCATAGAGATGAATCGACCCATGGCTCTTGTTCTTCCAAGAAGCAATCGGATAATGGAAAAGCATAAATTGCTTTTTACTGTGCTTGATTTCTAGGTAATCGTGGATACTAGTCCAACCGAGATTTAGGATTTCCTTATAATCGTGGTTGCCCTTGATTAGGATTTTATCTCCATTTAGCTGGTCAAATACAGCCCTAACTTTTTCATAGTCATGAGAAAATGAGAAGTCGCCTAGATAATACATCGTATCATTTGGGCGAACATGTTCATTCCAAGATTGGATAAGCTTATCGTTCATAGCCTCGATATCAGGCTTTGGGTCACTTCCGGCGTCATCGTACCAGAAAGGACGCTTGCAATATTTGATAATATTGCCATGGAAAAAATGGAGATCACTCCAAAAATAGATCATCGAATCACCTTTCTAAATTAGAATATCATCATTTATCGAAGGGAGCAATAAAAATAAGCTCCATATTATCAAAATCTTCCCGAACTGTTTTTCTAAGTTTACAAAAATGAGCAAATTGTTCATGATTATCCATCATTAATTTACGATCTATAAAAACAAAATTGATTGCGCCATCTTTCTGCATTCTGATTTGAAACGCTAATCTTGCATTTATTCTATGAGAAAGGATTTGCCCATAATTTTTCCCTTCATTGATTGTGGCGCTTACTCCAAAATTATTTTTTATGGGTAATATATTGTTTTTATTACAATGATGAAATGCTTCGTGTAGAAAATCTAGGTTCTCTACGCTAACAAATTTATCTTCATAGACCACTTGAAACGTATTAACAGACATTGCTTTGCGAAGAGTATGGTAAGTTAGATTAACTAGGAATTTTTTATGACGGCTATCGTTCACGGGACAGAAATATAGTCTATTATCATCTAATAAGCTTTGCATTATGTCTCCC